CATTGCAGAGCTTACTAAAGAAGTTAATGGTATTCCTATTCTTCTTGAGTTTGGTTGCGTAGAAGTACCAACTGGTGGTGACCCAGACATTAACTTGGATATTTCTGCTACAGGCACTACGGCTTCCGGTGCTGCGGTTGCTTCTGGTACTCAAATGATGAACAATGGTGACCTTACTCTAGGTTATTATAACGCCGTAGATTCTGGTGCTGTTATGGCGGCTCTGACTAAAAAGTACATTTATCTGGTACAAGGTGCTGTAACAGACGCCGCGTATACAGCGGGTAAAATTTGGATTCGTATTACTGGTATGAATGTTGATTTTGCTAATGGCTGACGGTTTAGGTAGGGAGTAAACTATGTCTTCTGATATTCAATCTACGTTTATTGAAGCCGCCACTGCGGACCCTGATGGCATCTCAACAGCCGCCGCCGTGGGTAATAATGCTAACCTAGTCATCGGGGGCGCTCTTGCCTCTGGTGGCGCGGTCACATTTGACGAGCCTCGGAATGTTACTATTCTTAGCGCTGCAGATGATTCTGGTATATCGTTTACGGTTACGGGTACTGATGAAACAGGGTCTGCTGTAACCGAGTCAATTACCGGAGTAGATAGCGACACAGCAACAGGTTCTACTTTCTTCACCACTTTATCGGCTATTGCGGCGGTAGGTAATCCGGCTGGTAATGTTAGCGCTGGTTCTGGAACATCTATTGCTACTCCTATGTTTAGGGGCCGTATGCGGCTTCGGGGTCTGTACGCAGTTAATACTGCCACTGCTGGCACTATTACCTTCAGAGAAGGTTCTTCTACAGGTAACATTCGTATGCAGTTCAACACTGTAGCTTCTGCGAACACTACACAGTATCCAGACGTTCCTGATGACGGGATTGTGTTTGCTGGTGGGGGATATGTTCTCTACACCCAGACACACCTATCATCTATCACGGTGTTTTATGTAGGGTAGTTCTATGCGGTCATATTACAAATCTGGGGGTACGGTAAAGAATAAGCGTAAACCTGACAATATGCCTGCTAGGAATAAGAAGAACTTTCGTTCTACCAAGTCCGGCGCAGGGATGACTAGGGCTGGGGTGGCTTCGTATAGAAGTAAAAACCCCGGCAGCAAGCTAAAGACTGCTGTCACAGGCAAAGTCAAACCCGGTAGTAAAGCAGCTAACAGACGCAAATCTTATTGCGCCCGTTCTGCTGGACAAATGAAGAAGTTTCCTAAAGCAGCTAAAGATCCTAACAGCCGTTTAAGACAAGCTAGAAAACGTTGGAAGTGTTAGATGCGTAAGAAGATCAGTGCTAGACAAAAAACTACGCTAAAGAAGCATTCTAAACATCATACCGCCAAACATATGGCGCAGATGAAGAAGGATATGCGTAAAGGTAGCTCGTTTAAAGCCTCACATAACAAAGCTATGAAGAAAGTAGGAAGATAAAATGAAGAAAGACATGAAGAAAAAGAAGATGATGGGCTACAAAGCTGGTGGCCTCAAGATGGTTGAAAAGGGTGGCAAGAAAGTTCCTTTTTACGCTGCTGACGGCGAAGGCAAGATGATGGGCGGCGGCAAAGTTATGCGGTACGCTAAAGGCGATATGGTTGATATGGCTGGTATGGCTGGTATGGCTGGCGCGGGCGCAGGTATGGCGGCTGGTGCTGTTCCTACTATCAAGCCACCGAAAGGGCCAATGAAACGCCGACCCACCGCTAAAGAGCGGGAAGAAGGCTCCAAAGGTATGGACTTACCTCCATCAGATCGCCCCAAGAAGAAGAAACCCGTCAAGAAAATGAGCGGCGGTATGATGAAGTACGGTCATGGCGGCGGCGTTAAAAGTGGTAAACCTCGTGGTTGCGGCATAGCTCGTCAAGGCGTCCGTAATGCTAAAATGGTAGTTATGAAGGGTGCTTGACTATGGCTAAGTCGGATAAAAACCAAACTAGAGGTACTAAACGCCGCCGAGATCAGCTTCTTGGGGGTGAGAAGACTGATGAGCAGAAGCTAGATAGCATCCTTGGCGAAGGCACCACTGCAAATATTCGCGCTCGTATGGCTGACAAAGAAAAGTCCGGTCTTCTTGGAGACCAAATGACCGATAAGCAGAGACTACGCAAGGCACTAGGTAAAGAACCTAGTGGCTACAAAAAGGGCGGTAAGACTAAGGCTAAGAAGTACAACAAGGGCGGTAAAGTCCGTGGTTGTGGCGTAGCTCGTCAAGGTGTTCGTAAGGCCAAAATGGTAGTTATGAAGGGTTCCTAATGCGTCAGTACTACAAAACAGGCGGGAAAACTAAGTCTCGGGTTAACGAGGCTGGTAATTATACCAAACCGGGTATGAGGAAACGCTTGTTTAGTAGCATTAAGGCTGGTGGCAAAGGGGGAAACCCCGGTCAATGGTCCGCCCGTAAAGCGCAAATGTTAGCCCAGCGGTACAAGAAGGCTGGTGGGGGCTACAAGTCGTAATGCGTAGGTACTACAAATCTGGTGGTTTGAAGAAGTCGCAACGGTCATTAAAGAATTGGACAAAACAGAAATGGCGCACGAAATCAGGAAAACCATCGAAGAAGACGGGCGAACGATACTTACCGGAGAAGGCCATAAAATCATTGTCTCCGCAGGAGTATGCAGCGACCACGCGAGCAAAGCGCCGGGGGACTGCTGCCGGGAAGCAGTTCGTAAAGCAGCCAAAGAGTATAGAGAAGAAGACAAGAAGGTATAGGAAAGCATAATGGCTACCTCGAACACAACCGCGTTTGATATGAACTTCACAGAAATTGCTGAAGAAGCGTGGGAACGTGCGGGCCGTGAGATGCGTTCTGGGTATGATCTACGTACTGCTCGTAGATCCATGAACCTACTTACTATCGAGTGGCAGAACCGTGGCATAAACCTATGGACTATAGAAGAAAAGACCGTTTCTCTAACAACGGGTACATCCCAATACACCCTTCCTGCCGACACCATTGACCTGTTAGAGCAATCTATTCGCACCAATGCGGGAGACACCAGCACACAGTCTGATATTAACATAAGTCGGATTAGTGTGAGTACATATGCTTCTATTCCTAACAAATTAACACGTGGTAGACCTATACAGGTCTGGATAGAGCGCTTGGTTGATGCTCCCCGTATAAATGTTTGGCCTGTGCCGGATAATAACGACTACACGTTTGTGTATTGGCGTATGCGTCGTATCGAAGACGCAGGCAGTGGTGTTGAAACCGCAGATATGAACTTCCGATTTTTGCCTTGTTTGGTAGCTGGTTTAGCTTACCAGAACGCTATGAAAGACCCCGAACTCGCTCCTAGACTACCTATGCTAAAGGCGGAGTATGAGGCACAATTTGAATTAGCTGCGGGAGAAGACAGAGATAAAACTTCCGCACGCTTTGTACCCCGCGTGGCTAGGATATAGCGATGTCTAGTAGATTCGCATCTAATAAAAACGCTCTGGCTATGTGTGATGTATGTGGTTTTCAATATAAGTTGCGGGTGTTAAAAGAACTTATTGAAAGAGGACGTAATACCAATATAAAGGCGTGTCCTACTTGTTGGAATCCCGACCACCCACAAAATAACCAAGGTAAATATCCTGTGGATGATCCACAGGCTATACGAGATCCAAGACCTGATACAAGTCTTGGGGCGTCCGGTGACAACAGCAGTAGAAATATACAGTGGGGTTGGAATCCAGTTGGTTCTGGGGTTGATCCTTTTGGCTTAACGCCCAATGATCTAGAAGCTAATGGGTCTGTAGGCACCGTTGTAGTGGCTGTTTCCTAGGAGTTTAACGAGATATGAACTACACAGAGCTAAAGACTAACATACAAGACATCTGTGAAATGACTTTTACAGACGCGCAGCTTGCTATGTTTACAGATCAAGCAGAACAGAAGATATTTAATTCTGTGCAAATACCCGCTTTGCGTAGTAACCAAACTGGTATTTTAACTATAGCTAACAACTACCTAACTCTCCCTTTAGATTTTCTTTATGTCTATAGTTTAGCTGTACTAGATGGTAGTGGTGTCTACACGTATCTTATAAATAAAGATGTTAATTTTATACGCGAAGCCTACCCAAACCCTGCTACAACGGGCGTACCCGCGCACTATGCGCTTTTCTCTGAAGATTCAATTATATTAGGACCAACACCAGATAGCGGTTACACAGTAGAGTTACATTACGGATACTACCCGGCATCTATTGTTACAGCTAGCACAACGTGGTTGGGCGATAACTTTGACTCTGCCCTGCTAAATGGAGCGCTTATCGAGGCTATTCGATTTATGAAAGGCGAGCCAGACACTATAACCAACTATGAGAAACTATACGCACAATCTATTGGCCTGTTAAAAAATCTTGCTGATGGTAAGTTACGAGAAGATACATATCGTTCGGGTCAGTACCGACAAGCGGTAAGCTAAGAGCATGTTTAAGTAATATTGAACGCAGATTTAGGAGGTTGCTTAGTGCTAGATAACGAAAGCCACACGGCGATACCCGATCCTGTTGTTTTTACTAGCAACAACGGGGGTCATTCGCCAGAACAAATGGCTGAGATGGCTATGAACAAGATTATGGTTGTGTCTAAGGACGCTCCCCCCGTTATACGGGATCAAGCGATAGCGCATAGAAATAAGTTGAAGGAAGTACTTATTTTTTATATGAATAAGATGGCTCAAAGTGAAAGAACCACAATTTGGGCTTTGATGAAGAAGCAAGGTCAAGATGACTTGGCTGAAATTATAAGGAGACTATAAAATGGCTATTGGATCATCCGCAATGTGCGGAACTTTCAAAAGAGAAATACTTGCCGGGATACATTTTTTGACCGCTCACACGAGAACGGGATCTAGTGCTATTTCAGCAGATACCCTTAAAGTTGCTATGTTTACCAATAGTTCGTCTATCGACGCGGACACTACTGGCTACACAACCAGTAATGAGGTATCTGGCACAAATTACTCCGCTGGGGGAGCCGCCCTTGGTAGTGTGACCATTGGACTTGGGGACAACAGTAGTTCTGTCCCTACGGCTTTTGTTGATTTTGCTGATACGACATTTTCTTCGTCCACCATTAGCAGTGCGCGAGGCGCTTTGATCTATAACAGCACGTTAGGCACTGCTGGCACAGGGTCTACAACAAATCATGCGGCAGATCCTGCTGTAGCAGTAATTAACTTTGGCGGAGACAAGTCATCTAGTGCGGGTGACTTTACGATTCAGTATCCGGCAAACGATGCTAACAACGCGATTATCAGGATTGCCTAGTGGCGTTAATTACTGGCTGGGATAGAAGCACTTGGAACGCTGGAGCGTGGAATAGTTCTATTCCCGTTGAGGCTACCGGTGTTTCTGCGGCCAGTGCGGTTGACTCGGTTACTATAAGTCTTCCGGTTAGTGTAAGCGTTACAGGTGTTTCTGCTGCTAGTGGAGTAGGGTCACCCTCTCTTGTAACAAACTCTATTCTAACGGTTACAGGTGTTTCTGCTGCTAGCGGGGTAGGGTCAGTTACTACTTCTGGAAAGGCTGTAGTAACGGTTACGGGCGTATCCGCCGCTAGCGGAGTAGGGTCAGTTACTACTTCTGGAAAGGCTGTAGTAACGGTTACGGGCGTATCTGCTGCTAGTGGAGTAGGGTCACCCTCTCTTGTAACAAACTCTATTCTTCCGGTTACGGGCGTATCTGCTGCTAGTGGAGTAGGTTCACCCTCTCTTGTAACAAACGCTATTCTTCCGGTTACGGGCGTATCTGCTGCCAGTGAAGTTGGTTCGGTTACTCTGGGGGTTGTTGTTAGTGTCACAGGTGTTTCTGCTGCTAGTGCGGTTGACTCGGTTACTATAAGTCTTCCGGTTAGTGTAAGCGTTACCGGCGTTTCCGCAGCCAGCGGAATAGGGTCTGCTACAATAAGTCTTCCCACTAGTGTTAGTGTCACAGGCGTTTCTGCGGCTAGTGGGCTAGGGTCTGTTACG